CCGCTTGACGCATCGCTGTCCAACTAGCGGCCGCTAAATGATGCAATTTTCCAAACGGCTTTACATCGCGCAAAAGGTTGATTGGCAATTCACCTGGTTTGCAATGCACCAGATCGGCTGGCAATACCAGTTTTCTAATCGGTGGTTGCACTAGAACCTGGCTTTGATTTCAGGCCATTTGATGCCACAAGGCCAGACAATGTGCCAGTCAAAAACACCAGCAGAGTGCTTAGCAGGTCAATGAGTTGTGCGTCTGTTGGTGCCTGTTCTGTTGGCTGATCCACAAACAAAATTCCATAAATAAAAGCCATCACCGTGAACGTGAAACATAAAGCCATCAAACGGCCAACAAAAACAATTAGTGAGGCGTGGTGTTGTTCTGGTGTTTTAGTCACATGCGGCCTTTGTGAAACATTGATATTCGACATTAGTTTTTGAATAGGTGCAACCACTACAACCCCACATCACTACCGCGATCAGTAACGCGTAACCCAATAATGACCGCCATTTCACGCTTGCTCAATCGGTGCTGGTGCTACAAATTCGCCATATTCGCCCAATGTTGCATCAAAGGAATATCCAAAACCTGCGTATGTTCCACGAAAATTTCCGTTGTATGAGGTTTGTAACCAATCGCCTTGAATACCTAATGACGCAATGTAAGCCTGGCCTACTGGTTCGCTTTCAGGAAACGGCAAATTGTCGCAATCGTCATTTGAAACAACAATGACATTGTTGACATATCCATTTTTGATTATTCCTGAACCACCGTTACCGCCGTTGAAGTTGTAACCGCCACCGCCGCCGCCTGAACGGTTTGCTGTTCCGTTGCCACCGACACCACCGTTACCACCTGCGCCTGCATTTGTTCCTGCTGTTCCACCTGTTGCCGCACCACCACCACCTGAATATGCAACTGATGATCCGCTAAATGTTGAAGTGAGCGCTGTGCCGCCGTTTTTTGTGCTTCCTGCTGATGAGTAACCGCCACCGCCGCCGCCTGCTGTTGTGTCACCCGTTCCTGCTGCGCCGTTGTTGCCTTGTGTTTCTGCGATTGCTTGACCAACACCTGTTCCTGTCAGGCCACGATCACCACCGCCCGAACCGCCAGCACAAGCAAGTGTTGTATTTGCTAATCCGTTATCATTTCCACCGCCGCCACCAACAGCGACAATGTTGATTGGTGATGGGAAAAAACTATTTCCGCCGCGTGTGCCATCTCCGCGTGATGTTGTTTTTCCTGCGCCACCGCTACCAACTGTCAATGTGTATGTTCCAGCGGTCAAATAAACGGTTGGCTGTACAATTCCACCTGCACCGCCGCCGCCACCAGCATGTGGGCTATATGCGCCACCGCCGCCACCCGCTGCGACAAACGTCTGAAAATATCCTGCTTTAGAAACGGTAAGCGTTCCTGTGCTTGTAAATGTCAGCAATGTATATGTCACGCCGCCGTCTGTAATTGATGAACTTGAACCGCCTGACGCAATGCCAAATCCACCGCCACCGCTAAAAAAAATAGCAGCACTAGGACTGGTAAAATAAAGCGTCCCACCCCCCCATTGTGCCAACGCTAAAGAACTGGCGGTTGTAACTGTCGCGGTGCCAGCGGTAATGGTGCATGTTCCCGCGCCGATGTTTTGAATAAACAATGTATCGCCCGCACTAAACAATCCCGTGTTGACCGTGATTGTAGTAGCGCTTGCATTTGACATAACAACGCGCGTTCCTTTATCGGCAGCAACCAGAGTGTATGACGCGGTTTTGTTGCTGACCGTCCAGTTGTAATCATTGGCCTGCAATGCGTCCATTTGGGCTGCGGTCAGAATTTGCCCTGCGGTGAAATCTTGAATTGCCATGTTTCCTATCCTAAGACATTGAGGCTGTCTAGTGTGCCATATAGCGCATTGTCCAAAATAAATTCAAACACAATTGTGGTAGGTGCAGTTGACAGCAAAATACTATGCCCAGCGCCCACGGTGATGGTGTGTTCAATGCCTTCCACGCTTAGTTCCTGGGCCAGCGCGCTGGTACCAGATCCGCTTTGGAACGTTTTTTCCACTGTGATGGTGTTCCCAATTTCAATGCTTGCCACGGTGTCGCGCTGGGCGTTGGTCAACATCAGAAAATCGGTTTCTACGCTGGTGTAGCGGGCCTCTGGTTCGCCGTTCAGCAAGTATGCGGCGGCGGTGTCAATGCTGGTTTGCTCATGTAGCAGGCTGTTGGTGATGCTGTTGGTTTGAATGAAATATGTGGCAATTGAGGCTAGATCCTCTGCGGTTGCTGTTGTGCCGTCTAAGCCTGTTACCACAGCGCGATTTATTACCGCGTCCGCTTCGAATGATATGCCTACGCCGTTGTAAGGAATGTTTGTTCCATCGTCATGGAAATCTGCCACGCTGGCGGACAGCGTATTTCCCACGCGGTTTTGGAATGTCAGTTTGCCATCGGCGCTCATAAACAGGCGGCCAAATTCGGCGGTGCTGTTGATTTGGCTGATGTATTGCAAAACGTTTGTTCCAGCAGGAACGGTGTAGGCGCTGTCATGGCCTAGTTCAACTGTGCCTGTGGCAATGTCACGGTCAGCCAACGGGAAATCAACCTCTGGCAAATCCAAGACCGTTTCAATGCGCGCACCAGACAATTCTGCTGATGGGTTGAATTCATCTAAATAGGTTTGGGCCAGCAAATAGAATTGGTCAGCGCAATACACCGTTACTGTGTCAATGCCACCTAGCGCAAAGTTGTAGTCATAGTTCACCACATAACCATTGAATAAATCATGGGCCACGTTGCTGGTGTCGTATCGAATGAGGCGCACCTGACGCATTGGCGCTAGTCCAGGCTTTGCTTCTGTTGTGTCGTAATACGGGCTATCTGTATCAAACGGGTTGAACACCCCGCCCGCCAATGTGTCGTTCAAAGTAAATGACATTGTGCCCGCGCTGAATTGGTCACCAACATCACGCCTGCCGCGCTTGACCGATATGCCAATGCAGCCGTCCATGACGCTGGCGAATTCGCCTTCACCGTCTAAAACGTATTCAGTATTGTCCAGCACACCGCGGGTTGCATCGTCCAATGTGAACGCGTTGATGGAAAACCCTGTGGCTATTTGTAGGTCATAGTTTCCGCTGTCAATTACTGCAACGCCTGGCATCACGCCACCTGAATGTTTGCTGGGCCAGCGCTGCGGTTGTAGGCGCGTATTGCGTTGACCACGGCCTGCCCGATTTCGGCGCTAGTTGCCAAACCGCCTGTGACGTTCACAGTTATACCGCCGCCCATGCCACCCATTTTTGATAATGGGATAACAGCCTCTGGGCCTGCTTCGCCGATCATGGCAAGCGTTGGGCCTGTAACAATTCCGCCTTCCGCCAGCATTGGAATGTTTGGAACGCTGAAACCTTTACCGCCTAACCCTGGCACCCAACTAGGAAATTCGAATGACAGTTTGCCAATGGTGTTGTTCCATAGTTTTGCGATGCCGTTGAAAATTGATTTGTAGATGTTTAGGACAGCGGTGAAATAGGTTTTGATTGCGTCAAAACTGAATTTGACACCTGTGGTTATTGCATCAAATACGGTGTCAACGATTTTGCGGACACCATCAAATTTGAAATACAGCGCTGCCAAAATGGCGATCAGGGCAACAACAGCAATGATCACAAGGGTGATTGGGTTGGCTAGTAGCAGGGCGTTCCAAACTGCCGTAAGAACGTTTGTGATGACTTGTATGGCGTTGTACACCTTTAGCGCGGCATTGACAGCCAAAACCGCCAACGCAATGCCACCAATGGCCCCAGCGATTACAAGAAAAGCGGTGGTGTTTTTCTGTGCGAAGGCACCAAACGCGGTAAGCAATGGCAACACCTTTTCAATCACAGGGATCAACGCCGCGCCAATGTTTTCTTTTGCTTCCGCAATTGCTATTCCAAATCGTTTCATTTGGCCTTCTGCGGTTCCTGCTGCTTCCGCGGTAGCGCCACCAAACGTTCCGCCCAGCACGTCCATGACCGTGTTGAGGTCTGCACCTTCTTTGATGAGGTTCGCCATTTCTGGTGAGAGTGTCCGCAAACCTTTGAAATTTCCTGCATAGGCCTTCGATAAAGCGTCAGAAACTGTTGCCAGGTCTTTACC